ATTTCACCGCTTCCTTGAACTTGTCTAACCAATAGGCTTCAACCATTTTGGCTGATAGCCTTCCTCTGATCTGCCTAGCACCAATAGCCTTTTTGGCGTGTTGGCGGATCAGGGAAGCCTTTACAAAGTGCTTACGCTTTTCATCAACATAAGCACCTGATTGTTTATCATATTTAACTAATTCCAAATCATCACCTGTTCTAGTTCAGCCGGTAATTCAACTGGATCAATATTATTTACTACCTGATATTTAGTACCATTTGGATGTATTGATGGATGCGCCACCACATAACCCTTATGTTTAATATCTATGCCTGGTATTAGTTTGCCTTTAAATTGCTTATCTTTGTTAGCCAAATAATAAAAGTGATAGCCATCATCTGTTTTAACTGTAAATGTATCCGACACTACACACATCCGGCGATATTGTTCCCATAAGGTTCTTGATGAAGCATTGCGTATGTCAAAATCCAATACAACCAAATTAGATTGGATAAGCCCTATACCAATATTTAAATCTTCATCCTTAAACCATCTTTTAACAGTAGTTAGATCATTGCTTGCATCAAGGTAGCCATGCCTTAAAAACTTACATGGCTCTTTAGATTGTGGTTTTAAAGGCATAACAAACCAACCTTTTTCCACATACGCTACGGCGTTCATGCGTAAACCCATGACCCGCGATAGTTAGTTGTAAAGCAATATTGACCAACAGCATTGTCAAAAGAGATGCTGAAATCATATTTATTTTGCTTTAAAAACTCAGTAGCCAATATTGCCGAAGCATAATTTTCTACCCAATAAATAAATAGATGTGACCAACAGATTGAATCTTCAAACCTATCTTTTTGACTTAGCCAATCCGGTTCAGTTGCCCATTCCATTTGTGCATCAGTTAAGGCTTCAAATTGATTCTTTGTAATTTTCATTAGTGGTTTACCTTCTGATTGTGTACATACTCAGCCAATAAACCAAACAATTTAGATTTTAATCTACGCACTGCATCATCAGGTGTTTTACCATAAGATGTAAACTCACCTAAAACATTTGATGTAGATGCAACATAATTATCTTCATCTTTTACATACCTAAAATCAATCTTAGTTTGTAATACGCTTTCAATTGTTGTTAGCATTTTTAACCCTTCCTTTCATTCTTGAACATCTATCACAACGCCATTCACTAATCAATGGTCTAATTGATATTGCACAATTTAACCAACATGTTTCCATATTGCATTTATCGCACCAACGCATATCAGTTGCAGTAAGTACTTTCATTATTTGACCTCAACATTTAATGATGACCAACACCAAGAACAAAAACCTAATCGCGTTTTGGTTGGATTTGGTGTTTGTAATTTTGCATTATTACACCAATCATTATCATCACAAATTTGTAATGCAACATCTGTACCTGCATGATCTATAACTTGACTAAGTAACATATTAACCCCTTCCGGTCAATTGCGTTTGTAAATGCAATTAAACACTAACCCACTGACAAATGCAATAGGCCAGGGTGGTGTGTCTTGTGATCTACCTCACCCAAAGGCCTTACCCATAGCCGTAAATGAACCATCAGCGTTAAATGGAATCATCTCCACGCTTACATTGCCCCGCTTTATATGTATGATGACCGCGCCAGCCTGCCAGTTTGCATAGCCTCTAATGCCCAAATAAGCCATCTTTTTCATGTCGCAAGTATGACCACACTCAACACCTACTAAAACACGCTCTAAACGGCCATTAAAGGCTTCTGAGTGGCATTGGTAGCCCATTCTGTGCGTGTGTCCCGACACTACTCCCCGACCCCACCTTTTCGCTATGTTCAACGCCGTACCGCCGCCTGCCCTAGAGATTGTGCCTTCATCCCCATGACAAAGCACAAAGTTAGTGCCAGGGATCGGGTAAGGCTGTTTAGCGTAATGGATGCCTAGATCATCAAAGCCCATAAATTTTGCATACTGCAATTCAGGCAACTCCATTAACCCAGGTATTCGGGCTACGGCTTTGTATAACCTATCTGAGTGATTTGATCTACTAACTACATCTGTTTTTAAATCGTACAAAATATCTTGGCAGGTTGCCCGATCTGCATCAAGTGTTTGCATAAAGGATTCCGCCCGGCCTTCACTAAATCTACTGATGGTATTGAAATCCATTTCATCACCAGTGTTAAGTACTAGATCAAACTTAAAAGTATTAACCAATTTTTTTAAATTGATTACGGCTTCTGTAAATTCAAATGGTACTTGCAAGTCTGAGATCACTAAGTATTTTGCATTAAAGGTTTTATCGCGTTTAATCATCATCCTCATCTTCTGTTGGATCAATTCGGGGAATGATCTCATTTGGTTTATGTGCTGGATTGATCCAATCAGGGATTGATGCACCCGGTTCTGTTATTAACCAAAATGCAACCTCAGTATTAAATCCGGCCGCTAAAGCCGCTCTGTACATTTCGTTTAATGTGATGTAATGATTTTCTAATTTGTTTAACGCATCAGCCTTGCGCGGTGTGCGGCGTTTGCGCTTTGTAACTTTGCGGGGTTTTTTTGGGGTCATGGTATCCCTAATTTTAGATCATACTAATCCGCGAATAGCACGCTCAACGCCTTCTTCAAGACTTATTTTTGGCGTGTAGTAATCGCTCATCATTGTTGGATCACCTACCCGATAGGCCACACCTGCCGGCTTATCGGTCAATACCTTGAATCTACCGGCAGATGTCTTTTCATATCCCAGGGTACTCATTGCTATTTTTGCTAACTCTAAAAAGGTGGTAGGCCTGCCAGTACATAGATTAACTGTTTGATTACACTCATTTTTAACCATCTCAATTGTTGCATCCACTACATCATCAATGTGTATAAAATCCCGGGTAGTAGTTGCCTTACCCCAAATGTTAAATGGATTGGCATTAAGTATTGCACGCTGAATAATTGATGGGAAAGGGTAATCTAAATCTTGATCAGTGCCGTAACCGCTAAATGGTCTAAGGGTTAATACCTTTGTACCTTCTTCACGCAAGTAATTCATAAGCATTTCACCGGTTAGTTTTGTCCAGCCATAGGTCATATCCGGCTTACCTATTTTGTTAAAATTTATATCTTTCTCTTTTAACTTCTTTTTCTTTGCCAGGGTTTGTAACTCAACTGGGTAAGCGGCAGATGATGAGAAGTACACAACATAAGGCTGTTCAGTTCGCATAGCCCAGGTAGCAAACTCAGCATCAATAGCAAGATCAACCGCTAAAGCCAATGGTTCATTTTCTATCATCATGCGGCCACCGACCAATGCGGCTAGATGTATTACTAGATCATATTGTTTTTTCTCTAACTGAAAAAATTTACGGCAATCAACACCTTGCTTTAAATCAACTAAGGTTAAGTTGGCATAAGGTAGCGCACGCCTGAAGGCACGGCCGACAAAGCCATGTGAACCGGTAATGAGTATGTTCATCTATATTTTCTAACCAACTCTGCATACTCCGCGCTTGCTAAGTATCTTTGCAATATAAGTAAATCCTGCTCATACCATTTAGGTTGATTAACCCTGGCATACCCTTCATCCATCTCAGCCTTGCCTGCTACTGGGTGCAGATGTTCAATAATTACATTTGGTAGATACTTTAAGTAATTTAAATCTAATCCCAATTGCTTTACAAAGTTATCAAAGAATAAATGTATGCAACCTGGAAATGTCATACCGCGTAATTCATCAACTAAATCCCGGCTCATACCAAAGGCTGTTGGCAAGTTAGCACCTTGCAATAAATCATCACCATAAACAATACCGGTGTTATGTGCTAACGCTTCCATAAAGGCTTTATCCCAACCTTCGGTTCTAGGTAAGTGATCATCACCCATGAAAACAAAATAATCATAAAAAGGAAACTTAGTAATATCCAACAGATAAACCGCACCGGTATTAAGAGAAGCGGCACAACCACCTGTTTTATTATCCGCTGGTAAAACTTTGTATCGGTCATGGTTTGTATATTCCACCCAACGCGGATCATCATTATCTACAATAAAATAAAGATCGGCTTCTGTATTAGTATCTATAAAGGCTTTGGCCAGCCGATCCGCATTTTCAGGCCTGCCCCTACTGGGTACAACCACGCACATCTTCATGGCCATAGGGTAGGGGATAAGGCTGACTTACTTCTTAGATATAAGGATTTCGTATAGCGTGTCTATTTTTTCTTCAATGCGTGATACCCGGCCTTCTAGGTTATGCCGGCCGTTATTGTCAGGCTTTAACTCACTTAAATAGTGTTTAGTCAGCCAACGCACTGATGCCACTAGTGAACCAACAATTGTTACAGTTGATACCGCCAATGCCAGGATGTCATTCATAGTCATTTACTATTGATGCCAAACTTATCATCTTTAGGATCAAAATAGCGTGCTAATGGTGCAACTACCGCACCGGCCAAAATCGCATATTCAGGATTCCAATCTGCAACTAAAGCCAATGCAGTTGTGATGGTAGCCGCGGCAATGCTTCGGGCATAAGACTTTAGAATCTCTTTTTTCTTCTTATCTAATTTCATTTTAATCCTAACTCTTTTATTTTTTGTTTAACTTCATTTTGGTCTAACGCAATTTCAAAGTGCATATCATCTTTACGCCGTTTGTAATTGCCACCCCAGGTCAAACCATATTTAGTTATGAGTAGATTAATTGTATTACGCTGATGCTTATTAAATGTATTTGACTTGCCCAATGGATGCTTAATTGCATTTAAATCTATGGCTGTGCCGGATGCGTGGTTACTTAAAATTCTATCTGATCCCCGGGTCTGCCTAAAGGCATAACCCCAATCATCTAGTTGGCCTTCATCTATTGGCTCAACTAACTCATGGAAATCTTTGGCAAAACTTACCAAGATTGGCGCAACCGCTTTGGCACATGCAAACCTAATCTTTGTGCCTGGCACTGTAAAGGTTTCAATGCCTAACGCTTTACGATCTTCACTAGCCGGCCAACCATTAGGGCTGGTAAGTTCTCTAATAATGGCCATCACCTACATGCTTATGAAAGCAATAACCTTGCTTCTTCTTCAGTGATTCCCAAGCGATCTAATAAATCAGCCTTAGCAATTGCATCAGCGGCCTTCTTTGCTTCTTCTGCCGCTTTTTCTTCAGCGTATTGTTCAGCCATAGCCTCACGCTCTTCAATTTCCTCAGCGGTTAATGCAATCTCTTGCACCTCACCTGTTGAGCAATCTACTACGATCTTGTTAGTCATCATTTCTCCTTATGCGTTAGATATTCCATATAGATAAGCGGTTGTATATTGAGCAAAACTATTAGCAGATGGGGTTATATCTATCTGCGTAATGGCAGCCGTATTAGAAAGTAAGCCTGCAATCATTGTTATATAAGCGGTAGTTGCGTTATTTTCATAAACGCTATCTACACTTCCTGATTTGTTATTACTTCCAGCATAATTTGGAATATATATATCAGTAGATGCGAAAGTGCTAGCAGTATTATTATCAGTATTTACATTTCCTGAGGCAAAATAAGAAGTAGTTGTACTGCCGGATGAAGCAGCAGCACCATTACCTTCTAAATATTTACCACTATATGTACTAGAAATAGAATTAAATCTCATATTTAACCCACTTCCAGAAGTGGAAGTATTTCTAGCACTTACTCTAACTAATAAATCGGTGTAGGTTTGCGGTATAGAACTAAAAGTCATTGTAGCCGCACCACCTGACCCCACTGTTACAGATGAAATTAAAGTATATGTAGTTGCCATTATTCCGCCTTAATTCCGTAAAGGGTTGCAGTAGTGCCAGCGCTTATATTGCCAGTACCGCAAAACAATTTAATGGTTGTAATAGCAGAAGTTGAACGCCAAAGCCCGACTATGGCGGATACATAATTATCGCTAGTGTTAGCCCTTGATACTACAGTTTTAAAAGTAGTAGCATTAGAATAATTATTAAAATTCATAATTACAGTTGAAGGTATAGTACTGCTGGTAGTTGCCATAGTTGTATTTATGTAGGCATTACCTGTATTTCTAGTAGAAGCGGCAGAAGAACCATCACCATATAAATCAGTATTAGAATAAGTTGTGCCAGTATCAGAGTTTAACTGCATCCTTATTCTTTGATTAGCAGAGGCGGTAGTTAAACTACCTAATACTAAAACTAAATCGGTATAACTTCCGCTAATAGTGCTGAAAGTAATATCAGCCGCCGCACTAACTAAAGTAGTAGTCGCTATCTTTTCGTATGTAATTGTCATTATTACCCCTTAATTCCGTATAGGGCGAATTGGGAATACTGAGTAAATAATGTACCAGCACCAACATCTAATTTAATAGAAGTGATAGCAGAGGTACTTCTCCAACCACCACTGCTCAAATGTATTTCTCCTGAACCATTTTGGTCATTACCACTTAAATTTCTAACAGTTTTATATTTGTTAGTATTTGCATAATCTAAAATATCCAAAACCATTACTCCAAAAATACTAGCAGTACTGGAAGCACCAGGCCATCTATCAATGTTTATCCAATTTCTAGTTGTTTGTGCGCCAGCACTAGCGGAAGTTCCATTACCTGCTAAATAATGGTCTTGGTAATTAGCGGCGGTGTCTAAATTAAATGTAATTTCTAACCAGTCGCCAGTTGCGGCTCTATTAGTTCTAACAATTCCTCTAATTTGTAAATGAGTATAGGTAGCAGGTATTGAAGTAAATTCAACATTGGCACTACCACCTGAGCCAACAGTTACAGTAGCAATAGACTCATAAGCCAAAACGCCTGCCGGTGCGGCCGCACCACCACTATCTAATATCCCAAGAATTAAAGACATTAGGCAATGCCACCTACGATATACCAAGAATCTGTACTGACTTTAATTAAACTTGCCGCTTTAAATTGTCCGGTAATTGTTGGGTTAGTAGATACCGCACCACTTGATGCAAGTGTTACACCTGATCCCTGAATAATAGATACTGTGCCACCTGATCCAATTTTGATTACATTTACTACGCTTCCAGTTGTCATTGCCACTGTATTAAAAGGCGGCACTGTAATTGTAGTTGTGCCGGTATTTGAATATGTAATAAGTTTATTATCTGCATCAGTTACAACTAAGGTATCTGATGTGGCCGTTACTGCCCTAACTGCAAGGTTGGCGATTGAGTTCATCTGCGCCGCTGTAAGTACCTGACCAACTGAAAAGGTTGCCATCTATATTCTCCTAATAGGCCAATGAATCTTCATCTAAAATTCCATCAACAGTAGAGTCTAGCAAAAATCCTGATGCAAAGGGTTGAGCG